GATCGACTGTGCGGGTAGCCTTATACGTTACATAGTCATCATCTGTCCATGAAATTTCCAAGGGACCTGCATTAGCTTTGTCCGTGATGGCCATCAACCTAGCCATATACTTCTCATGATAGGTATCAAACATCTCTTTGTATGTCTGTACTTCAGCAGTGAAGTTTATCCCAGCATCTTGGTAGACAGTGGGGTTAAAGAAATACAAGGTAGTCCCGGTTGTTGGGATTAGTACCGAGACATTACCAATGGTTACTCTAGGCACCATCATGGCGTCTTGAAGAGCAAAAGTAGTGGTTCCCTGAAAAGCCAACCGTGTCCATATTTTAGTCTCAAGGTCCATCCAGTAGGTAATAGTACCAACCGTGAGGACATAGAAGTCATGACCACCATTTGTCACAACAGCACCGCTAAACGCCGTGTGGGGCTGTATGTAGCGCCGTAGTGGGGGATTGTCAAGAGAGTCTAGTTTCCAGTCCTCCATGACGTACACTTCGGGAGCAGTATTCTGTGTCTGTCCGACAAAGTACATCTTGTTCAAGTGGGTAGTTAGACCACCCAGATAGCCCACGTTCTTCACTGGGGTGTCCACTCGTTTAAGGGGGCTAGCCGTTTCCACAGCAGCATCATAGAAGAACTCAATCGAAGCTGTGCCAAGAGCAAGGATGTAATTGTTCAGACGAGCAATACGGATCAACGTGTCTGCAATCATCTCAGCCGAAATGAAATCACCAGCTGTGTATAGCAATGGGTCATTCAAGTTGCTATTGTAGATGTCGGACGTTCCACTCTTTACCATGAACAGGTAGCCATCAAGGAACACCACATGTGGATCAAACGGGGTAGGTTGGTCTACACTCGATCCAGTGACCACGGTGTTTGCTGCATCTATTGTGACTAGGCGAGTACCGTCCGCTGCAACGATTTTAGTTGCCCCTGTGTCATACAAAAACTCACAGAAACCCACTTCACCCGAGGTGCTCACAAAGACATCTGTCAAGGTGGTTACCAGAGCACCGGTGGACCCCGTAATAACAGCAATGTCGTTGCTGTACGCTACAAAGAGTTTGTCTTCATCTTCCCAGTAGAAGGCCCCACGAGGAGGTCCACTGGGAAGAGTATATTCCACTACCGAAGTACCATCTCGTTTCACAAAATGTAGGTCCTTGTCCCCAGTAGCTTTGTCTATAACTAGATCAAAGAAACCATTTAGAGCAATGGTATCCTTAGTTCCAGCAGCATCTCTATTACGTAGTGCCCAAGCTGATTTAAGTTCTTTAGTTTGGTAGGTACTTTGAGAAGGTGCCTTTGAGAACGCCATTATCTGTCTCCCCGGTCAGGGTAGAAGTTAATCGAAGCATCCTCAGTACCGGCACTCAATGCTCCAGCCAGACGTTTTTCAGCTTGCTTTTCAAACCAACGACGATCCTCAAGAGGAAGACCATAGTCATCAGACTTCACATGAGTGAGTTGGTAGATCACTGCGTTGTACCATTCTTGTGGGCAGTCCAGCGTCTCCGTACCGTTGGTAAACTTATATAGAGGCTGTTGGTATGTGATGTAAATGAAGCTACCAGCAGGGACACTAGCGTCAGGAGTGGGCCACACCGACAACACACCATAATCAATAAATGGTTGGTAGGTTACTTGAATAGGGGTACCTGACGTAGTAACAGGAAGGTTGTTGTAGTCGTAGTGAGCAAGGACAACCATGTTCAAACGAGTAGCACTTCCTGCAAGACCCAAGTTAGCCTGAGAGAGTTTGAAGGGGAAGGGAACATCAATTGCCTTGCCCTCACCTATAGTATACTCTTTCTGTCCTGTTACAATAGGCACAGCCAGTTCAGTGCGTTTCCAGAGAGGCATTCCCAGTGTCTGGAACTCTGCTAAAACTCCATTAAGGTCGTCCACACAGTCTGCAATTTGGGTAGCAGAAGCTGTTTCTCCTTCACCCACAACCCCCAGTTTGCTGAGAACTTTGCTGATGATGGCGTCTCTCGACATGGACCAAAGGGTTGTGGTAGAAGTAGTCATTTAAGATGATCCTTTAATTTTCTCAACACCACGCATTACTGCGTAGCCGGTGTAACCAACACCAAACAAGGTGTAGAGTTCTGTGGGAATTGCCGCCAACCACGCTTTCATCCCATTAGCCACGGCCTCTGCCGTAGTGGGGCTGTAGGCTGACAAAAAGCCCATGGGGATGGCAAACAAAATCATAAGATACATCACGTACAGGAAACTAGGTCTTGCACGAGAGGTCCAAGGATCGGGAGACTGGGCTTCAGCCAAGATGGCAGAGAGCTGCAACTCAATCCCCTTAAACGTCCCATCCTGCTGTGCTTTGAGTAATTCCAGTTCAGCAGAAGCCCGTTCAGTAGCTTGTTTTTCTTTGTCGGGAAAGACTCGCTCAATGAGGGACTTGCCTAAACTAAAAATGGGTTCAATAAATAAAGGATTCATTTCTTTTCCAGTAGAGTGTTATGCTCTGTAAAAGGCGTTGTTTGCGGCTCTATAGATAATAGAAAACGAGGTATTTGCCGCAAGAGTTGTTGGACACCGCGTACAATCTATTCCAGCAAACCAGTTGATTGCTGTAATGGTTTGCGTGCTACTTATCGTGAGGACTTGTCCATCCACTGGTGTAAACGCTCCTAGTGTACTCATATTAATAAAAGCAATCGTACCAGTGGGTTCCAAGACAATTACATCTGTCCGTGGATTTACTTGTACGTTAACTGGGACTGTGGGGGCCAGATACTGGATAACAGATGCTCCAAATTGTCCCGTAGAGATCAGTGAGGAGGAAACACCCGCCATAGTGATGTTGCGCAAGTTCTTACTATTATCGGTACCATCCCAGAGAACTTCTATTTTGTTTGTGCATTCACTCCGTCCCGGCCCATACAAACTCCACGCATAAGAAGAAGCTGCGAAAGGGTTAGCAACTTTAGCTGTACCGGGCATAAGGAACTGGGGGTCAGTAACTTCTGTTCCAACAAAGGTTCTAAAAACCTCTCCGGTCACCTTTGCTACATCTACGTCATACAAGATAGTTGCTGGCTTGTTCCAAGTATTACTAAAACCATTGTCGTAAAAGATGTTGGTTACCGTTCCCACTACGTTAGGGAGAGCCTCTACGGTTGGATTGTGCCATGTGTTTTTCTGACCGTTTTCTCGAATAACCCCCTCAACAGCCACTTTATTGAAGGTAGAGGAGCTATTGTAGTTGTCAATTGCTACACCATAGCATGTGACAAGAAACAATTCATAAGTGTTATAGGCACCACCATGTAGATAAACAGCGGGTCCTGTGGTGTTAATACTGTACACATAGAAATTGCACCAGAACACATTAGCACCATCGTTACCTTCTTGTTCAAGTGCGCTATAGGTGTTGGTAGTGTTGTACCTAAAAGTACTCTCATAAACGGCATAGGCACCACGAGCACCAACATACACAGCAGTGACGGTAGCTCCTGCGGCACCTATCACATTAAAATCCAATAGCTCAACAGAACGGAGCTGTCCCACCGTGATGTCGGAAAGACAGTTGATTGCGGGGGTTCCAGCGAGTTTTTGTACAAAGTGGGTAGAGTACAGACCTGCGCCACGAATCCGCACATTATTTTGGATTCGTAGACCATTCAGCACATACTTACCAGCAGGAACATAGATGTCTTTAGCTAGCGTTTGCGCCGTTGTGAATTCTGCCGTTGCATCATATGTGGACGTCCCCGCCAAAATGGCTGACCATTCTGCAACAGGAATCAGGCGTAGGATATTAAATACAGGAGCTTCATATGTTAAAGCATCAATCTCATTCAACCACTCGGGTTGAACAACTGTGCCATTTACAAAGTTAGTCGTTGCCATTATTTATCAGCCTTCTCATCAAGTTTATCGTAGATTTTTTGTAGCATCCCCCGTAGCTCGGATAAATCACTACGCCACTCTGTTCGAGGAAGGTAATCTCTTGCGAGTTCCTCCCTGAGTTTAGAGAGGTCGGCTTTCAAGTCCTTTACAGCATCCCAAAGCTGCCTAGCAAACCAGCCTGTGACCGAGAGCGCTAGGCCCATGGCCCAGTTAAGTATTGCTTGGTAGTCGTCCATTAGAGTCCTATTTTGATATTATAAAGAGATGTGTAGGATTGCATAGAAGGGCCCGCTCGCATACATCCAGCGGTAGCCAGTCCAGCATAACCAGAAGATTCCCAGACGTAGCACACCTCTTTGAAATCGTCCTGTGGTCGTGGACGTGTCCATTCTGGAATAGCCTTTTCCGCTCGGATTTTAATAAAGTCCTGCTGGTTGCGTGTTTCAAAGTCTTTGTCGCAGACCATCAAACCCTGCCAGTCTTTTCTGAGTTCTCCACTCTTGAATTTGAAGCCACAACGATCACATATGGCGTTGTACTGGCTAGATTTAAAATAACTCATATTAAGTTCCTGCGAAAGTCAGAGGCAACCTTGTCGATAGATTACCAGCCACAACAGTGTTGGAGGTTATTGGAGCAGTGCCAGAGAACTGTAAAACACCCGTCGGGGAATAGTTTTTGGTTTTGATGGTGGGGATACCCCCACTAAAACTGATGTTGCCTACAGTTGGTAGATTACGTCCATGCAAGAGGGCTAGGCTACCTTGCAGGACAAGGCCCCCACTGGTGAGAAAAACTCTACCAACACTCAACGAGTTGGTTTGTGTGAAAGCAATCCCTCCAGTAGGAACAATGGTCCACGTAGACACACCGGAGCCCGTAGTAATTGGGGCAGTACCATTAAAGACGATTACACCAGAAGGTAGAATAACTACGTTCTTTTGTAAAAAGATTGAAACTGTCCCAACAAAAGAAACACTTCCTGTTGGAGAGATTGTCCAAGAAGTTGCCCCAGTGGTGGCTGTTATTAGTTCTTCATCATACCAACCAATTGGAATAAGGTCTGCACTAAACCATCCACCGGGAACAAGAGAGGGGTCAAACGTCCCGAGCGGGTTTGCCATGGATCACCACGTATAGACGTACATCAGGCCGGGGCCACCAGCACCACCGTTGCCGCCTAGGCCGGGGTTGTTTCCGACGCCGCCGCCGCCACCGCCGCCGCCACCTTGGCCGCCGTGACCACCGTCGCCACCACCGGTGGAAGCTGTGACAGTGGTCCCGCCGCCGCCACCACCAGTTCCGCCAACGGAACTATTCCCAGCCGCACCATCGCCGCCGCTGGTTGGTGATGCACCATCCGTTCCGACTGCACCGCCGCCACCGCCGACATAAATGCCGGATCGACCGCCAGCACCACCGGCGACGATGTTGGGAACGGCGCTGTGTGAACCTCCAGCACCACCCCCACCACCTCCACGGATGGACGAGCCACCATTCGAGGCAGCAACGGGGGTCGCGGCAATGCCTCCACCACCCGCCCCACCATTCTCGGCGTTGTTTGTGGTGGATACAGCAACACTCCCCTGAACGCCCTGCCCGCCCGATGCACTCGCTGCCACCGCTGGCGCTCCACCTGCACCAGCAGCCCCGGTGCCAGTCCCTCCACCGCTACCAATGCCTGCGCCACCACCACCTCCTGTTGCAACTGCGGATATAGCGCCGCCTGCACCGCCCCCGCCACCAAATGCGGTCAGGAATGAGCCAAACGTGGTGCTGCCACCTTGTCCCCCGCTACCACCTGCCGCACCAGCGATGCCACGCAAACCACCTGTTCCACCATTACCGATGCCGACAGCGACAGTTGATGGCAGATCGGCTGCGGCATAGATGGCGCGCACCCATGCGCCGCCACCTCCACCACCGCCACCCTTGGCGACAACAGCGGTTGCCAGCGAAGCGCCCGCGCCACCGCCACCACCGCCACCTGTACCCTCAACAATCACGATCTTCGGTGTGAAGCTGGTCGGCTTTGTCCAAGTGCCCGAGGATGTGAACGACTGAATATCAGCAGCACCGACACTCGCGCCCGTGATCGGCACACCAGCATTGTTCAGGCGGATGATGCCCACATCGCAGTAAATCACCGACTCACCAGCACCCAGCAGGCCGCGCCACAGCGTGACTGTGTTCGTGCCGTCCGTGGTTTGCAGAGTGATCTGGTCAGTTGTGCTGCCGTGGTTGTTGAACACGGAAACCTGCTTGACGTTGCGTACCGTGCTGGAAGCAGGCGATGGAACAATGTCAGTCGTCGTCGCGGTCGTGATGCTTGCGCCTACGTCGCCGCCCGGGGTAACGGTCGTGCCGTTCAGGTCAACCCATGCGGCTTGAAACTCTATATCACCAGCTGATGTAGTAACAAGTTGTAGTTTTTCGCTGGTGCTTGTCAAATTAAGCATCAATTAGCTCCAATGGTTGGGGTGAGTTTGATGTTGTCTCCACTATTACGTACTGCAAAAGGAGCCGCGCCATCTCGCTCACTGTATAGCAGAGTACCAGAGGTTGCCTGTGTCACGTAATAGCCATAGATGTCATCAGTACTTGTACCACTACAAGTGAAAGTCTGCTGGGCACCATAGGTGATTGTACCGCCAGACGGGGCTCCCCAAGAAGCGCCAGTCAACGTGATGGCAGCGTAACCCGGAAAAGTGGCCTCTGTGTACGTACCAGCCGTATCAGTATCTGACGGGGTGATGTTGTTTTTGTAAAGACGGAGAACTAGGTTTTCAGCAGCGGTTTTGTTGACAATCATTGCCAACGCAAGGTTCTCCCCAACATCTGGAAAATTAAGAGCCATAACCTAGTTCCTTTGCCTGTTCACGGGTAATGCCACGACGCACCACAGGGATTTCGTCATAAGTGGCTTGACGGAGAGACTCAAGAGGCACTCCAAGAATACCAGTAGTCTCACCAGTTACGTTGTCTACAGAATGAATCTCGCACAAAAGATCAATCTTGTGTAGAATAAAAACTTTAGTTTGATACACCACCCACATCCCAGCTTTCCACTGTTTTGGGGCAATTTCTGGTTTTACCTTTGGAGTAAAGAGGGATTTGAAGCGGTTAAACATTATAGTACGATGTATTGAATACTCACACCAGTAGCAACTGCACCAGACAGGTTGAGGTTAAGAGCCTCTCCATCAGCAGTTTGAAACCACCCATGCTCGTTAAAAGGAAGAACAAAACCACCGTTTGCAGCAAGAGCAAACGTGGCTGAAATATCGGTAGCTGCTGACAAAAACTTGGCACTAACAGCACCACTTGCAATCAGAGCAATAGACAGGACACGAATACCTCGACCGGGCACTGCGGCAACAAAAGCATTAGAACCTAGGGTAGACGGGTTGATGAAAGCACGCTTGATAGCCGTGACTTTACCGGGAGCGGATGTAACATTCATAGAAATCTCCAAAAGAAAAGGGGAGTATCTTTACACAAGACACTCCCCTCTAGGGTTACCCTGACGGGTTTTACATTTGGATAGTTTCTCCACTACCCACAACTGCGTACTCAATCTTCACAAACCACGGCCCACCAGCAGAACTGGCCGTACCGGATTCAGTGTACTTTGCATACACAGGGACATCAGCTGTAAGCTTTTCCATGAATGCTGTACCAACTGCTGCGGCACCGGCGGGGTTGTAGCCCTCACCCGTTGCAGCGGTTTTCACATCAAACGCGGCCAAAAGCTCGTTAGCAGTTGCGGAGGTGCCCACGTCAATCGTAGCGGTCGTACCAGCGTTGCTGGCAACCTGACCAATCACATACATACCCGTAATCACTGCATCTTTCGGAAGCCATGCTCCCACAAATGCCGTGGTGTCAGTACGTACAATCTTGACCACCTTCTCCAAACTCTCACGAACTTTGGGGTAACTCAGCGAAACAAAGTTAGTTGCTGCCATTTATTACCCCTTACGCTTAAGCGCCAGCCGAGCCGTACACACCACGCCAGTCAGTCCACCCGAAGGAGTAACGAGCCGTCGCCTTGAACTTAGCATTCTCGGTATCGAAATCGTTGTCCATCTCGAAGGCATCGCCACGACGCTCGAAGTACTTAGGACCATGCTTAACGTTGGTACGAATGAACCAAGCATCAGTGTCCGTCAGGTAGTGGTTCGTCACAACCTTCGGAATAACACCCAGAGTTTTCAGGGCGTTCAGGTCGTTAGAATCAGTACCAACGCGGCCATCAGAAGCAAGAATACGCTTGGCTTCAAACATCAGCTGACGAGGGATGATGAGAGTCTCAGGACGCACAGCAATCAGAAGACCCGCATCGTTTGTGAAACCAGCAATGTCAATGCACGCCTGCTCCAACGAAGCTTCTGACAAGTCGGCAGCCGTAGCGATGATGTTGCTTTGAGTACCACCCTTGATGTTAGCGTGGTTGTTAGCAATCATTGCCACACCGTCGCCACCAAGGTACGAGCCACTGAATGCACGGTTGTACACGTTGGCACCGATGATTTCCTTGGTTTGACGCATAGAGAAGGCAAGACCTTCTGCTTTACGCTTACCAACGATGTCATACTGGTCGTCTTCCATCATCTCACGAGTGATGACAAAACCCAGTGCAAACACAGCGTGTTGGTACCGAGTAATGAAGCCCTGACGTTCGC